CAACATCGGTCGGCATCACCTTGGTCTTCTTGTATTGGCGATAAACCTGTTCCGCCAATTCAAAGTTCTTGTCAACCTTCAGGCCGTTTGAAGTAACCGCCATGGCCCAAACAAAAGCAAACTTTGCGTTTTCGTCAGTTGCGATTTCGGGGTGAATCAAAGCCATGACAGCAAGAGCCTGACGAGTCTTGATGTCGTACCAGCCAACAGCGTTTGGATTCTGCTTGAGCGCAGTCATCGCATCACGAAGACCCACGCGAACCAAATACTTGATCGTTTCTGGCGACGGTGAAGACAGGTCAATTCCAGCGGCGCGAGCCTTTTCCAAAACTCGACGCTGAAGTTCAACCTTCAAATCTCGACCCTGCCTCCAAACCTTGCTGGAGGCAACCTTGTTTGCCGACTCAAGTACGGCAAGGTCATCAATCTCAACAGGAACCGGAGGCTGGTCAGATGCAGCCACATCGTCCGACTTTGCATCTTCGGCAGCGTCTTCAATGGCTTCTTGATTCAGAATGTTTGGATCAGTCGTTGACCAAGTGCCACGGTTGTTGACGGATTTGATTTGCGTGGGATCAAATACCCCGTAAACAGTTCCGGCATATTGCTCAACTGGTTCTTCAATTGAACCAAACATTCCACGCGGCACATCAATAACATTCGTAACAATGATGCCGTCGTGACCTTCCGCTTTGGCTTGCGCTACAAGTTCATTCCACGGCTCTGTTTTTTCCTTTCCAGAAAAATCAATTGTCTTTGGATTTTCCATCCGCAAATACACTTGATATGTGACATCGCTCTGCGTAATAGGCTTGCGCATTCCCTCCTGTTCATTCAGCCATTTTCGCAATCCACTGACTGCTTCAGCAGATGTTTCCCCAATTTTTGTTGGCGCTTTACTAGATGTGTCCTTTTGTGCGTAATACCCCGCTTCAAAAGCAGATCCTTCTGGAACATAAAACACCGTCAAGCCTTCGCTGACATTGCCATAGGTATGGAATGGCTTTGTATAGGTTCCATCTTCTTGAAGCAGTGAAACTCCGCCGCGAGGTTCTGAACTTCTCGATTCGTCTAGTTGAGAAACAACCCGCTCAACATCAATGTAATTGCCAGTGCTTGCGTATCTGGACACGGCACGCTGATTGTTGCCAAACCAAACAACTCCGCGCTCTGATCGTTCAAATCTGCCTTGATCAGTTTTGAATTCCTCAATTCCTGCTGTTTGTGATCCGTGATACACCACCAGCGGCTTGCCTTCGGCATTGACAACCTTGCTGTCGCCAAACCAGTTCTGAAATTCCGGCGTGTCTGTGCGAAGTTGTCCGGCTTGATCAAATTCTTTAGCATCAGCCTCAACACGCTCCATCTCCGCACGAACATTGAGAGCATTCTTTGCCTCAAAAGCCTCTGGCGTGATGCCCTCGCGCGCAGCAAAAACCACCACCCACGCTTGATATGCGGTCGCCGCTTGCGAAATTTGTTCCGGAGTAATTTTGGCTCCAGTTGACGCAACGGCATCTTTCAATTCGGCTTCATATCGATCAAAAACCTTGCCAGCACTTTCAACAAATGCCTTGTTTGTTGCCTGCTTTTCAGCAAGGATTGATCGCGCTTCAAACTCGCGAGCAGCCTGCATTTCCTTTTCCTCACGCTCAATTTCAAGGGCTTGCGCCAGACTTGGAGCCTTTGGATCAGTACGCATGTGCTGCTTCAACGCTTCGCCAATTGGCGTTCCAGCCAACCGTGCGGCATAGCGAGCCGTTGGGAAGTTGATGTCGCCATCAACCTGCTTTTGCTTTTCGATTTCAGAGCGAACGCCCGGGAACAATTCGTTTTCAGTTTCTGCTGGAAGGTTCGCCTGATTTAGAACCTGTTCCATTTCAGATGCAGCGACATAAGTCGTAGATGCATCAGTTTGATTTGCATAAGCAGCATGGAATGCTTCAGCAGCACCGGGAGCGCGAACCTTCAACTTGCCTTCCGATGCCTTTGCAAGAGCATCGTAGAACTGTGCAGACTTCTTGGCCTTATTGACCATTGTCCTAGTGTTATGGATATGTCCTGCCATACCCGGAACCTGAAGAAGCACGGTTGACTGAACAGTCTGAAAGAATGTGTCAGCAAGTTCGCCAGCAAACCGACCCATTTCACCCGGCTTTGAAAAGCGAGATTCAAGACTGCCCGGAGACAGTTTCCGCGACAACTCATGTCCAATTACCTGAACGACATCTTGCGCGTCTTCTTCGGAAGCCTCTGCAAGAACACCCTTGCCGCCCTGTACCCCTGCCTCTTTGATTCCACGCATCAGACTTGGTCGAAGCAATGCTTCTCCGGTCTGCTCAATACCAGCCTTTGCAGCCCTCTCTGCGATAGCCGTCCGAAGCATTCCGTTGAATGCTTTGCGAGTCAGTTGCGACGAAAACCCAAGTGCCCCAATTTCAAGCGCAGCGTTGATTGCTCCAACCCCATATGCCACATACGCAGCAGAGTCCGGGTCATATCCAGATTTCAAAGAATCGAAATACGACGAAGCCGCTTCCATCTGAAATGCGGTGCGCGTCATTCCCGTGGCCAATCCACCTGCAAATCCAGTAGCAAGTCCAGCGCCCATGGTGGCTGGAGCAAGGGGGCCACCAATTGCGCCAAGAGTTCCTCCAGCAATACCGCCCACAGCCGCATCGCGAAGAATCGTCGGCGCGTTGAACATGTATTGCGCAAGAACTTCGGTCGTTCCGCCAATAACGCCACGCGAAAGGGAACTGTACTTTTCAGTTTCCGCTTCCAACTTTTTATACTCGTCATACGCGACCTTGTCGCCGGATCGATGGCGCTGCATCAACTCCCAAGCATCAGTCGATGACTTGGCAGTAGCAATTCCGCCGATGATGCTGGCCTTGGCGCTGGATGGCATCATCCAATCGACAACGGGGTTACCAGTAAAGGAATTTGCTTTCCAAAACTCGTCAGACTTCAGCAAATTGGCAACATCATCGTGCGCAATGGATGCAAATTCGGGATCACTCAACTGGCGGGCAAGAATCGGATTCAACGCAGATAAGTTGCGGCTTTGCAGATCGTCCATTTTCTGCTGACGCATCAGTTCATTCATGTTGCGCTTTGCAATGTCTGCTCCAACGCCCATCTGCATTCCAAGTTGCTGCGCACGCGCGTATGCATCCGGATCTTGGCTAATTGATCCGGCCATCGATTGCATCAGTTGGTTGTTTTCGCGTTGAACAAAACGGTCATAAGCCGCATCAATGTCTTGCGATGCGGACGGATTGCTTGGATTGTTTTGCGGAGCGTTCATCGGTTGTTATCGCGCGGAGTCCACGAAGATGGCCTTCCCTCAAGAACCCAACTTGTTGCAATGTCTTCCACTGTCGGATAGCGGCCATACTTGACCCTCTCCTTCATCAGTTTCTTGGTCATGTCTTCCTGAAACTCCTTTGGAATTTCAGCAAGGCGAACCCTCTGGTTGTCAACATAGACAAATGCTCGCTCCTGCTCGCTTGAAGTAAGAAGCCAAGCAGGCTTGGGGTTTTGATCTCCAAAATATCCGAGCCATCCACCAGTCTTGGCCTTGTCGAGCATCATGTCATCAAGCATCTTCTGCTTCTCATCCCATGTCATGCGACGGCCCATTCCACCAGACCCTTCGGTCGCACGAATTCGCGCATCAATTTTGTTTCGCAATTCAAGTGCGCGCTCAAACTTGGCCTTGTCGCTCTTCGGCGGATCGACATAATCCGACATGCCGTTCTTGATGAAATACTGATTGATCTGATCGGCAGAGATTCGGGCTTCTGAACTATCAATGGCGTCAAGACGCTTCCACTGTTCAATGAAGAACTGCGGAGTCATCTTGTCTCGATTTTCCAGAAGATAGTCCTTTGTAACCCAACCCTGTTTTAGAATTTCGAACTCGATTTCAACAGAGGTTTCCTTGCGCTGTTCATCAAGAATCTTCTTCTGTTCCGTGGCTGGCAGTTGAGCCATAAGTTGCGGCGGAACTGGCCTTCCAGATGCCAACTCATTTTCAATCGCGTACTTGACGCGATCAATCGAATCCTTCTTGGCCGCATCTCGTTCTGCAAACTTGCGACGAATCTCACCCATAACTCCACGCTGAACGTCGGGATCAGCAATACCACGCGCGATTTCCATCGCCTCGTTCATGGTGCGGGGAACAAGAGCCTTTTCAGGATTGCTGCGAGCGTTGAGCGTGTTGATTGCATCTGGATCAATCAGCCTTCCGTTTCTTTCCAGCGAGTATCGGAAATGACCGTTGCCATCTGACCCCTGCTCCGGAATTCCAATGGCTTGACCACGCACCAAGTTGGCCCCGACTTCGGCCCCAACTCCCTTGGAAACTCCGGAAATGGTGGCATGGGTTCCATCTTCAAATTCCATGACCATCGTGCGGCCATACCGCTCATCGTCATAAACATCAATGACTTTGCCGTCATTCGGAGCCATGATTGGCGTGTAAGACTTTGTGGTCATTTCCCACGCACGATCAGCAGCGCGAACAATCTTTCCATCTGCCGGAATCATGTAGTTGCTGCTTCCGGATGGAGTGTCAAGAGTTCCGCGATCAACAATGCTGTTTGCAAGTTCTGTAGTCATCTGCGTCTTGCGAGCAGATGTCACCTTTGCAAGCATGTCTTCTGATTGCTTGGGATCAAGATTGCCAGCCTGCTGTTGCTTCTTGATGTAAGTAAGCGCAGATGCATATTGGCTGTCAGTCATAAGTCGCTGCACCACGCCGCCAGTAACGGCTGTATGCACGCCACGACGAAGTTCGTCCATTTGCGGTGAATTGTCCGGATACCCAAGGGACGATCCGACCTTTTCCATTTCCTTGATTGCCAATGCAAGGTCGGTGTTGAATGGGCCTGACGGAATGGTTTTTCCATCCGGAGCAACCTGAACTTGCTCGCGAAACTGATATCCCTGAATCGCCCTTCCAACACTTGCTTCTGCTCTTGCGCGACTGCTGTCAATCTCAAATTTGGTGATTTCGCGGCTCCGATGCTCCATCATGCGAGCGCGAGTCAGTTCCAAATTTCGCGCTGCGGCAGATTTAAACATTGCGCGCTGCGTGTCATTCCGCAACCCGTCCATGATTTCATTTGCAGAGCCAGACAAGGAATCATTGACTTGCTGAAATTGAAGTTCGGCATCCTTGCCACGGGAATTGAAATAGCCGTTCTGGCCATACAGGATGTCGTTGCTTTGCTTTTGAAGACGAGCATCCGCTTCCTTGGCTTCTGCTTCATTGAGCCGATCTTGCATGTTCGACCCAATTCGGAACATGACATTCCCAGCATCAACGCTTGCCGCACCCATGCGAACTTCCTGATCCGCTGCAAGATTTTGCATTGGTTGGCCGGGGGTCGCTTCAAACGGAACAATTTGGTTGGTTCCAGTATCAGCAACCTGCGGTACGAACGATGTAGGTACGGTTGGCATGGATCAGAATCGCTTCTCGCTTTGAGCGGCCACAAGTTCATTCAGTCTCATCTGGGTAGCCCAAGTTCCACCAATTGAAGATGCACTGCCAAGCAGGGATGTGAATGTTGCAGAGAATGGACTGATAGTGTTTGCAGTTGCAAGCAAATTATTGGCACTCGTTCCAGCCATAACCCCCTGCGTGGTGTAGTTGGTTTTTTGCATCCGAAGCGCCTCTGCCTGACGCACAGTGTTGCTATCCATAGTCAGCACATCCAATTCCTTGATCAGATCCATGCTGGCAACCACATCCCTAGTGCTGCCAACGCCAGCCTGAAGACCTCTGGCGGCCATTGAGGCTTGCGCAGATGCCTTCTGCTGGCCTGCGGCCATGGTGTATCGGCCAATGGCCAATTTTCCGGCTCGCGTGGTCTGTTGGGCTGCAAACTCTGCCTGACGGGCATTGATGGCCGACATTTGCGCAGCAAAACGCTGGTTCTGCGCCTGCATCTTCAACTGATTCTTTTGACTTTCGGCAGCGTAATACGAGCCAATGGCTCCGCTTACGGCTCCCAAAGCGGAAACAATCATGCCGCCAGTCATAAGGGTTTCACCAGTTGTCATCCCAGAAGATCCAGATCCAGCAAGGGAAGACGGTGGCCCCATAAGGCTGTTTTCAAATGTACTGCTGAACGGGTTTACCGTTGAACCAAATGAAGTCGGTGGAAGGGTAAATGAACTCATATCAGCCTCCGATTGCAGCCTCTACCGTGATGCCAACAATGGTCAACGGAAGGGGATCGCTTTGACGAACATAAATTTGTCCATTTGCAGCCCACGACGGGGTAAGAACCACCAAAATCTCATCTGATTTGAGAACAGGAGGACTTCCATAAGGTTCCGTGGTGCGTTGCTTGGCTTCAACCAGATTGTCAGCATCAGGGCCGACAAAGATTCCGCTTGAGCGGTACACGCGCAACCAAGCCTTGTTGATGTTCTTATATCGGCCTTGTCCAAACCCATCAATGTTTAGGGTCAGTGGCAAGGTTTGCAAATCGCTGTTGTATGGCAACCCAACAACAATAGATGATGCCGCGCGGTCAAGCGTTACAACGCCGCCAGACACCACCTTCTGCGGATGAACGCATCCGTCAGCAAAGATGCTGACAGTCTTGCCATTCAGATGCGAAAGGCCGCTCACAGAATCGCGAGCGAAAGACCACACCGTTGTTGCAGCGTTGCGTGCGGTTGATGCAATTACAAGATCGGTCTTGACCGTTGCCACGGTGGTCGAGGTGGTCTGCATGATGCGCAAGCGATACTGAACGCTTGAATCGCCCGGATCAGTAAGAATGATGGCATCGCCAACATCAGTGGTTGCTGGGTATTGGAAAACCGGAGAAGAGCAGGTAAGCGTTAGCAGTTCGCTTGAATCCCAATTTGTTCCGCCAGAAAGCGTCATAGTGAACGCCGTTGTGTTTGTGCCACTGTAAGACAGTCCACAATCAACAAACCAAGCATCATTCAGCGAGGCAAACTCCTGCGTTGCCATTTGCTCGACATAGCGAACAGTCGATCCATTGATGGTTCGCTTTACCACCACATATAAACGGTCTTCTTGGCCTTCTGCAACACAGCAAACGCTCTCATATGTCCCATCAGTTTCATGCTGATGCCATGCGCCAATCTGCTGTTCTGGAACATATGTAAGACCAAGCAACTTGCCAGTGCTTGAAGTAAACCAAAGCATTGGAAGCGGAGCCTTTGCATACGCCATGTCAACTATCGAATAGTTGTCAAACAGGTGAGCGGATCGCAAGGACAAATCGCCAGTCGTAAATCCGTTTGCTTGCCACGAATACCCAAGTTCGCGTACATGTCCGCCACGATCTGCGCAATAGATCATGCTGTTGTTCACAACAAGCGGCTGCGCTTGAGACGCTCCGATATAAGATTGCGGACGAACAGAAATGCTTGTCGGAGTCAGGGCGTCAGAGTTCACCGAAGTAACACGCCATTCGGCGGATTGCGTGAGCAAAACCAACTGGCTCAACGGAACAATGTGTCGAATTGTATTGGCTTCGCGGGCTGCAACCTTGATTGCAATTCGATCCGTATCAAGAGTAGGAATGGAATACGAAATGTCGCTTTCCGTATTGGAACGAGTCATCCACAAAGACTGTGGATTGTTTGTTGTTCCCGCAAAAACTCGTCGCTGCTCGTAATACGAAACAGCGCCCGGATAATTGCCTGCCCCACTAAAAACAGGATCCTGAATCGGCAAGGTTCGCCCAGCGTCAGGCGCAATGTTGTCGTCAACAAAAGTGTACGAACTGCTTCCATCATCAGTTACGCTTCCAATGTAGGCATATGACCCGGTTGGGGCTGTTCCAGATCCAACCTTTCTGTAAATGTTGTAAGAGACAGCGCCAGTAACGCCATCAAATCCAAGCGTCATATGCGCGCCAGTTACATTCAAATCTATCGATTCTGAATCGATATAGGCCGAAGCAAGACTTTCGGTTTGATCTTTTGCAACTGCCGTAACCTTATATGACCAGATGTTGTCATGGCCGTTTTGTGTAGCGTAAGTAATTACCGCAGTAGTTACATCAAATGCAGTTGATCCAGAAGTGGACTTAAGTGTTCCATCGCTTGGATCTCTCAATTGCAAAGTAGATCCGCTTGCACTTGATGCAATCCAAAAACCGTTTATTGCCGTGGTTCCTCCAGTAACTCCAAAAATGTATACGGGATCTCCGTTGCCAAAATAATGCGTAGCGGAAGTTGTTATTACCGCTGGATTTGCAATGCTGATTGCTGACAAGTGAACAAGAGAATTTCCCCAAGCAAAACCAAGAGAAGTAATTGTTGGAGCAGCAAGCGTTGGAGCAAACGGAATGGTGATCAATGTCCAGTTCGTGGCAGAGTTCCTGCGCAGTTCTCTGGGCGCATAGTTTGGATGCACAAATGTAAGAACATCTCCGGACTGGACATAGTGAATGTCAAACAGGTCGGCTTGTGCATACGGATTTGGGATTTCGTAAATGCCAGAAGGAAGTGGATACCAGTAACTTGCGTTTGGCGGCGCGTTGCCCGTAGTCGCGGCAATGCAATAGTAGTTTGTGCCACCAGAAGAAACTAGATCGCCAATCGCATATGTGGTTGCGCCGCTATACGCCGCTGGAGTACCTGCGCCAAGGGTCGAGCCTTGCGTGTGAAATCGGAAATAGCCTTGGCCAACCTCAATCACCATGGTTTGCGTGGTGCTGTAAGTAAATGGAATCAGTCTGGCTACACCATTGTTCTTGGTTCCACGAACAAACTTTGTTCCGGGCCTGCGTATTACTGGCCCCTGCGGAGTCGCAATCATGTTGCTGATTTTTGCAGCACCAGATTGATATTTCACATCATCAATGCGACCATACATTTCTGGCGACAGTTCGCCGCCAGCAAACGACCGACTGAATACGCGAGTGTTTGGCATTTCAGCGTCCGCTAGTCCAAGGAACGATGTGTTCAACCTTGATATTGCGCTGATTGCCGTCGCTCTTGCGAGCCTCTGCGAGCCATCCGGCCATCATTTGCGAACACCGCTTTGATTCGGCAGCGCCAGCATCGCCCTTCAAAACCGGGCCAGCCAGCATTGAAGCGAGATGCCAAGACAGGGTTGTAACAAACAGCGCAGAAAATTCAGTAGAGTCATTTACCAGCGCCTGATATCGCAAAACCGCGTTCTCAAGATTGGTGTACAGCACATGAATGCCGTTTGAAAGAGTTTCAATAGTGAATGGTTGCGGCACATACCTACCAGCGGAAATGGCTGGCGAATAGTTGTGCGCAAACTGCGGAGTGTCCGTGGGGATGAATCGAGTTGCGTAATCATCATACGCCTCGTTTGAAATTACGGAAATTGGATTGACGCAATCCGATGGCAATGCATATGCATGTTGCCACTGAACCCAATCGTTTGTCACTTCAGCCAAAAGAGCGCGTCGTGTGGAGAAGTTCCAGTTGTGCATTTCAAGCAGGTTGTCTCGCGCAATCGGATAAAACCGCGCGCAATGTTCTGCCTGTGCCGATCCCTCCGGAGGATCAATACTTGCAATAGTCGCCGAATCTCCAAGGTGTGCAAGTGCCAGATTGCAGATGTCTACAACTGATGCCATGGCATTCTCCTAAATAAGAGAGGGGTGCTGTGGTCGCCCGCAGCACCCCTCTTTTTTATCTCATCTCACACAGAGTCAACCCATGCCATTGCCAGAAGCCGCTGCCGACTTGCGTGGCCGTCCGGGCTTCTTACGCTCCGGTTCAGCCATGTCCTGATCATCGTCATCCATAACCGAATCAATCGGAGTCAGGATTTCGATTTCCGGGCCATTGTATTCAAAGACTTCATTCTCCTCGCGGATCGTGTTGTCGATGAAGCACTTGACAGTTGCCTTGACCTTGGGCATGAATTGCTCCTTTTAGATGATCGCGAAACCGGACGGATAATACTTGCGACCATCCTGAATGTCCTTCGTGATGTACGCGCACACGCTTCCCGTGGTGGGAGTCGAGCCAACCGTGGTGTAGCGCGCGCCGAGGTACTGCGTACCCTTGCTCGCGTTCTGCGGGTTGATGCGGACATAGAAGGTGGCATTCGCGGTCAGGCTGGCCAGCGGAACTGCGCCAGACGAACCGATGGGAACCACGCCAGTGGACAGGTCAGCAGCAGTCGAACCAATGACTTCAAACTGAAGCGAAGTCAGGGTGTTGTATGCGGCAACCACGGTGAACACCACATACAGATCCTCACCTTCGCCAATATCGCGAATGTTGGACAGGTTGATGGTGTTGGTGGACAGCACGGGAGTGCCAGAAGCGGGAAGAGCGGCCTGACCAGTGACCACGCCAGTAGCGGGCACAGTGCCCGAAAGGACGGAGTTGTTTTCAATAATCATTTGAGAATGATCCTTTCTGTTTCAGTTGTCCTATTAGGACACCTGCGATTCGGTGTTCAGGATGGCGTCAACGCGACGCAGCGGAACGCCAAGGAACGACAGCCACGAATAGGGCATACCGAACTGCGACAGACCCTCATTGACCTTCAGCACATACTGGCTCTTGTCAAGCGCAGCAACAGTGAGGCCACTGTGGACGGTGCGGTTCATGTAGAACGCAGCCTTGCCCATTGCCATGTTCGGAACGCGGTACAGGGCACGAGCCATCAACTTGATCAGCGCGGTGCTGGCGTTAGCCGCCTGCGAACCACTCTGGCCAAGAAGACTGGTGGTGTTGATGTTGGCGATACGAACCACATAACGCCAATCCTTCACGACCAAGCCGTTCTTCCACTGATAACGGGTGGCGTAAGCCTGAAGACGGGTTGCATCACTGTTGTACACAGTCTGCTCGCCCAGATCCTCATGGATCAGACCAGCCTTGCTGCCCTTGGGGAAGGGGCAGTACACGGTCTGATCGCCCCACACAACCAGATACACCGAAGTGTTGGCAGTCGAAGAGTAACTGTCGCTACCAAGGGCGCTGATGACATTCGATCCGTTGCCAGCCGAAGTCGAACTGTAGCGCGTGGCCAAACCAAGGAACTGCTTCGGATCAGTGGCGGGGTTGCCATAGAACAGAGTCGTTGCCTGCGTCTGGTTCATTGCCTCAAGGAACGCGGTGTCTTCCGACAGACGGAACTGCGCCGTGTTGCCGTTGAGCATCGCCAGATCCTTGTCCACCTCACTGCGGGCTTCCAGAATGCCGCAAGCCTCATCGACCTGCGCGGTCGTGGACTTGCTGTTCGGGATGCCCTGATTCAGCGCGCGCCAGTACACGGTCGGAAGACCAGTACGGATCACGACGCGGTCGCCAGTGGGAAGGTTGCCTTCCTTGAAAACGCAATCCTCAAGGATTTCGTTGCTCTGCGAAAGGAGTTCAGCAATGACCGGAATGCGGCCATCTGGATCGGATCGCTTGGCCCAATCGGCCAGCGTCAGGTTAGTGTTGGTGATTTCTGCCATGTGAAAGGTTCCTTATGTTAGGAGTTGTTGTTGGAATAGAGGGTTGCAGCAGCGGACGCAAAGTCACGGACGGCGGGCTTGTTTGCTGCGCTTGATCCGTTCGTTACGACATACTGATCCTCACTGATCGCCTTGCCTGCCCTGTAGAAAAACCGGATCAATTCCGGATGATTTCCAAGGCCAGACTCATTCAAAAGTGATCGCAGTTCGGGCGTGCCAAATGTGTCGAGAGCCTTCTTGGCAACGGCAAGGTTTGACTGGATGTTGTCTCCGCCAAATTCCTTGTCAGCCTGCGAGGTCTGCGCCCACTCTTGCCGAATCGCCTCAAGATTCTGTGCCTGCCGTTCTGCGGCCTTGGCTCCTACCTTGTCCAGAATCTTCTGCGCGGATTCCTGTGACAGATTCAATTCCTTGGCGATGTCGGAGAACGAAGTAATAACTTCGTTATCAAAGTTCCTGCCTTCAGGAGCCTTGAATTCGTACTTCTCTGGTGCGCCCTTGGGAGCATCAGCCTTGACCGCTTCGGTTTTCACAGCATCCGTAGTGGTCTGCTGTGCCTGTTGAGAATCCGCTACCTGTCCATCCACCACCATCGTGGGAGATGCCTGATCAACGGCTGGCGCGTTATTGGTTGTTGGCGCTTCCGTCGTTGTTGGTTCGTTCATTGGTGTTTTCCTTCATCATCACTGGATACTGCTTGGGACACACTGCGTGGATCGTTGACAGGATTCGTAATCCGTAGTTTCTGTTGCCTTCGGCAAAGGCCATTGCCATTGCGTTGGTATTGAACGAACTCCGAAATACGCCTGCCTGATCCATAAGCCGCCACAACAAACGACGGCCACGCTTGTCCGACATCAGCCACTTGATGTCTTCCTCCTCATTCTCGCGGTCAAGCCGTTCGCGCAGTTCACGATCTGCCTGCGCGCGTTCCTGACTTTTGATGTCGAGGGGGTCGTAACTAGTCACGGCGAAACCATAGTCATTATTGCAATAACTATGGATACCTTTTTACTGAACAGACAGTTGATACCCCTCAAGGGTCACAACAGTATTGGCCGTATTTACAGTTGCCTTGATCGCAAATGTCTGATCGGAACCGTATGCAACGGAGAATTCCTGATACGCGGTGGTAGCAGTACCGTGTCCGGTCGCTGCTGCGGGGCCAGTCACGATCTTGCCACTTCCACGCGCCCAAGCAATCTTGTTCACATTTGCGGTGGTAGTTGTAGTCAGGCTGCCGCTGTTGTAGATGTCGTTTCCGGCATATTCAATTTCAAAAACCTTGGTTGCGGCAGAATTCGGGTAGGTAAACAGCGCATTGACTTCCATGTTGCCATTCTGCGTAAGCAGTCCACCTTCAACGGTGAAAGAAGTCATTGTGATTGCTTCAGTAGCAGCCTTGACGGCAGCAGTTCCGTACCAAAGGATGCAAGTGTGCGTGCCAGATCCAACTGCGGTGGCAAGGATCGATGCGCCACCAGCACTTGCTGAAAGCGTAAACGAGTTTGCAGAAATGACGCTGTTTACATAATAAGTCGTGGCGGTTGAAAACCCGGTTGGAAGCGAACTAGTGGTTGTAAAGCGCACCTGATCACCAACCGAACGACCATGGCCCGTCCACGAAATGACGGTTGGTGTAATGATCGCGGTGTGCGTGCTGGTTCCGTCAGTCGTGCAAACGATTTCACTTCCGCCAGTCGGGCCAGTCATCACCGTAAACGAATTTGCGCTGATGACGCGAGAAACATAGTAAGTCGTTCCAGTTGCCAGTCCAGACGGAAGAGTGCCTGCCGTAGCGAATTGCATTGCATCGCCAACAACTCGACCATGCGAAGTCCAGTTGACCAGCACTGGCGAGTTGTAGTTTGGCAAAACCGCAGTCTGGCCACTAACAAGGTTGTACGACGAGAAGGTGACCGTTGCCACCGTTGACGAAGAAGTCGAGAATGTGGCAGTGCCCGAAACATAGGGCAAGTTGATGGTAATTGCGGTTCCCGAAGTGTCCGTGTCAAGAGCGGTTACTGGATAGAGGCCGCTTACGCCGCTGCCGCTAGTCCAAGTCACATACACGCTGGTGTTGATTGCTGGAGTAATTACAGCAGCAGTGGTCAGGCCGTGCGCGCCAGTTCCGTTCAAGCGAACATTGCCGCTATTGGAATTGAAACTGGTGACAGTGCTGAAAGTCGAAGCAACCGGAACAACACTGATTCCGTTGAAATTGGTGTAAACCTTTGGAGTAAATCGATTACCAACCACGCCAACAATGACATTGTTTTCGTCAACTGTAAACGGTGGATTGGCAGAAATCTTGGTGGGCATTGTGTGTTCCTTTTTGAATCAGTACAGAGCAACCATATTGGTCGCCGTGGTGGTAGTTGAGTTGATTCGCACAAAGCGAATCGGAATGATTGCGCCAGCAGGAACGCCAGTGAAATTCACGGCATCACCGTTTGGCATGACCGCAACAACAATGCCTGTGCCTCCAACATAAAGAGCGCGAGCAACACCAGTAATGTTTACGGTGTCGCTTTTTGTGATTGCTTCTGCGTACTCGTACTGATTGATCGATGAAGACGGGGTGTAGTTTGAAGAAATTGCCATAAGAATTCCTTACGCGAGGCGCGTCAACTTGTAGAGAGTGGTGGAAATTAGCGAGCAAATTGCATCAACATCGTTCTGGATGTGGCTTTCAGTGCCCATCGCAGAACGGTTCTGCTCAAGGTAGTCGTAGATGCCCTGAACTTCAGCCAGAGGCGTTGCAGCCAATTCAAACGAACCACTGGTGAACTTCAACTTGTTGCCAGTGCAACCCATGTACGACTCCGAAAGGCTGTCCACAGCCTCGCGCAGAGCGTCGTACACGCCAAGAGCCATGTGCTTTGCAAAAGATCCCGGGCCATCAACCATGAGGTGATGCATATGAATGGCGTTTGCGCCGTGCATCAAGCGAGACACGAACTGGCTAGCGGCCCCGGCATCGCTGCCGCCTTCGCTGCCGTAAAGAAGAGTGGTCTTGTTCATCATTGACATTGTTTTCTCCGTTTGTCTGATTTTGATTGTAAGGCTGTTCGCCTATATCCCAAAGAAAAAAGCACTTTGCCTATTGCATCCCCGGTATCCGTGACTGCCTGCTCGTCCAATGCTGGGACGCACGCATGAAGGATTTCGTGTGAGATGACTTCAAGCAATTTGCGATCACGAAGCGTTCTGCGAACCCTGATGGTGGGGTGTCTGCCGGGAGGGTGGTCGCAATCTCCAAGCGAGTCGCGCGGCATCTCACTGGCTGGAACCAGCCGAATCCGCCACCAACGCCCATTGATTTTGACCCGCGTTTCATTGCGCATCGTGGACATCCCACGCAATCCTTGGAACTCCACGCCTACTGCTTTCAGCACCAGCAACATCCCATTGCAAATAGATTCGCACCCACTTTTGACGGAGCGGAGAAGGGCCAAAGTTCTTTTCCACTTCCCATCCGTGCGAACCATCTTTCCATCCGTCTTTCGTAGTTCCGACGCGGATGAAATCACAATACCTTTTTTCAATTTTGTATACCCCGTTTTGAGTTGACAGGTATTCGCGCGCAATGCCAACGACATTACTTGTGTGCAAATGGCTAGTTACGATGCTGTCAGCGCCCTCAATCATGGAGTACATGCGGCGCACATCAAGCACGCCAAATGACATCATTGCGCCACCGCCGCCTCCGTGGTGGTATCTCTGGGTGTAGGTCAAACGATTTCCGCCTAACTCAAATTGCCACTTGACCCAACCGCCGTAACCCCCTGTGCCAACAGGGGAATGCGCGCGATCTTTGATAGCCCTAACTAAATGCGCGGTCGGATCACTTTCGCGATGCCTCATCCACGCGCTTTCGTGATTTCCTTGGGCCACCATCCCAATGTGCGAGGCATACGGCGCAAACAGGTCAGCAGCCTGATCGATCACCCTGTCAAAGTAATTATCTGACAACAGGGTGCTGCGAAGAGCCGATTTGCTGCCGCGCTTATCGCCTACGCCCTGCATCAAATCAAGGCTGTCACCGATGCACAGCACTACAGCGTCACGCTCAACAGCCTGCGCCAACAGGCGCGTAGTCATCTCGTTGTGCGCACCCTTGCTGTCCACATGGTTGTCAGCAAGCAACAAGCACCATTGCTCAAAATTGCCCATGGCTGGGCGCTTGACCTTGATCACATGGATGTTGCTGCTGTGATGCTCAATTTCCCAGCCGCGCTTCCGGTCTGGGTATTTCTTGATACCCGGAACGACAATCTCGCCCGTGGCCTTATCAGCCTTGGGTTTCTTTGGTTTGGCCGGAAGGCGCGCCATTGTTACACCTCAACGGGTGAGGGCGAGTTGTATCCAGAGAACATGTTCATAATGTCGGTCAGAGCGTTCTGCTGTCCGCTACCAGTTGGCGATTGCGCCAAGTTCTTTGCGGTTTCGGATTGCTGCTGCATTGCCGCCGCCTGCTCCTTGGCAGCCATGGCCTGATTGCGAGCCTGACGAACCATCGCAACCTGCTTGTCTGCAACAATCAGACTTGGATCAACTCCAAGCATTTCGCTGTAGACATCAGCCCACTGATCCGAATCAAACTTGTCCAAAACATCAGGCTTCATCTGGGCAATAGCACCCAGATTTCCGACAAACCGATCAACACTGTTCGTGCCGATTGCTCGCTGGGCTTGTGCCAACATGGACACAAACTCAACATTCAGATCCATGCCCTGAAGTTCAGGAGGAGCAGGCGGAACAATCCCGGCATCAATCATTCGGGTGAAAGTGATGTCGATCAGCGGATCCAGCAACTCGTTGTGCAGGCGCTCAAGCACCGGGCCAAGCATCAGCAACTTCTCTTCATGCCGCTCTGCGACTTCCGTCGCGGTCATGCGAGTGTCAGTAGCGTTGGCCAGCATCAAGAACAGATCAGCGTAGAAAGATCCGCGCACGCGCTCGCGGACATCCTGAATGTCCATCAGCAGGTGCTGAAGGTTCAAGTTCACATCGAAAGCAGACTTGATGCTGTTTTGGCCATCGACAAAAGTGATGCCTCCGGGCAGCGTGTCCACATCGCGATTCTTCATGTTTGTCGGAACCTGAAGCGGCGGCTTGGTCTGGTAGTCAATCACCTGCGCCTTGCGAAGTTGCTCATGCTGCAACTGCTTGATGTCTCCAAGAGCCTCCATGCCCGGACTGTTGCCGTAAATATCTCCGCCAGCAACCGCCCAGCGGGGAACCAGACAAGGAAACTGCTTGAATCCGCCCTCGCGAAGGAACTTGTTGGGGTCGCCGCCAACCTCAAAGTAATACGAAGCCCAAGGCATGTTCTTCGCGTCAGCCTTCTTCGCATCGCGGTCGGCACGCGGCTCAATTGCGTGAATCAGCGGAATCCACTTGTCCAGATTGCCACGGTCGTACATGTTCTTGACCGTGTTGCTGCAATTCTTGTAGCCAAACTCCTTGACCACCTCGCCCACGGTCTTCTCAAACTCGCGGTACAGGCTGCACACCCGGCCCTGATAGTCCTGCGCAATGCAATACTCGCCGCAAGTCACCGGGTAATGGTGAATGACATTCGTGTAGTCCGGAAGCAAGATCGACACGCCAGTGCCAAACGCTCCCAGTTCCTCGTACATGCCATGCAGCGTGCGGTAAGTGTTGCTGCGCTGAAACACCGTTTGCATACGCTTGGTCACATCGTCAAGCCACATCTTCACGGGTTGATAGTTGTTCAGGCCGGGATCTGCGGTCGCGAGCCTGAACCACGGACGAGCAGGCGAAGTTGCGCCAGCCATCATGCCAGCGCCAAGGGTTCGTAGCGCCCTCGTTCCCGTGTTGTCGTAGATGTTGTTGTGTCGCCGCCAGCCCTTGTCACGATCCTGTCGGTAAAAACGACCGTTACGAGGCAACAGAAAGTTTGTGATCTCCTGCCAATGCGCCCACCATGTGGCACGCTCCGTCTTCAGTTGACCCCAACGGGTAAACAACTGGTCGCGCCGTGGCGCTCCCGCATAAGACTGTGCATCACCAACATGTTGACTCATTTGTTAGCCCCCAAGAAGGGTGTTCTTTCCAAGCGCAAGAGCATTCGGATCAACGCCGCCCGGGCCAGTAAGCATCGTGCCACTTGGGCCACCAGCCGCACCCTTTGCAGCGTTTGCCATGATCGAAGACATATCAGGCATTCGACGGTTCGCAGCATTCATCGCGTATTCGCTTTTGCGATTCTGCGATTCAGCCTGCGCCGCAGCCTGATCCTGCGCCTGCTTCTGCTGCTGCATGGCCTTTTCCTGACTCTTCTTGCCCTCTTGGCTCTGGTAAATCGAAAAGCCAGTACCAGCCGCAACTGCGGCAACGGTCACAACTGCTGCAATAACTGCACTCATTAGCGTTCCTCCAATTGATTTGCGATAGCCCTTGCTGCTCCGTAGTCCACGGTGATTTCCTCATCCGCAGCAATGTCACGAAGCGCAACCAAGTCCAACTCGCTGCCTCCTACGCCAACACAAAAGTGCGCGTTCGGATCATGCGAATGATTCGTCCACCTGCCAGTGATGCATCGCTTCCCGTCAATCCGCGCAGGAGCAATTCGCTGGCCAGCACCAAGCGGCGCAATGGCAAACATTCCAATCCCGTGAATCGGTGAGCCACGACGCTCGCACAGCACTTCGCACTCTGGCGTGCTGATGCAGTCATCCGCGTGGCGCACAATCAAATCAATCTGGCCGGAAGTGAACCCGCTGCCCTCAACAAACAAACCGTAAGACTCGCGAGCATCTGAAATCCAGCGATCAGGCTGAACCTCTCGACGGGTCTGAAGCATTTCCGCCTCGCTGGTCAATGCACATTCTGCATCGTCCACAGTTGCGGCATCCGTGGGGATCAGCGTAGTCCAGTGCGTTTCGGCGTGGGTGATGCCAGCCCTGCGCGCACCAGACTTCGCTGGCAGCACATGGTATCCCGTCAGGCGCTGCACCCCCTCATCCGTTGTCACGGTGATGTCGCCATGCACGATGCAGATGTTGTCCATCGAAGTCAGCGCGCCAGTCAGCATCGTTCCCGCAGGAATGCGGATCGTGCGTGCGTACATCCCACCGTGCAGCAGGCTTGATGTGTCCAGCACAACCTGCGGCAACGCGAGTGCGGCGGACTGTAATTCCGCGACCATCTCGTTTCGGTGTTGCCGCAGATCAGTGGACATGGGTGTGTGAAAAACCTTATTCATGCGCGTCGAAACTACGGATACCTCACGCCATATCCGCGTATGGGTCGTGATCCATCGTGCTGCGTGGCTTGATGCGCTCGCGAATCTCGCGTGGCATACGCCCCCGCACCGGGAACGCAAAGGTAAGCGCGAGCGCGTCAGCCAGATCGGGTGATGCGCCGCCCTGCAACCTCTTCTTGATTTCGTCCTTCGGCTCCAGCACCTTGCGGCCCGCTGCGTCGTACCAGTAGATCGGAGTGGACAGTTCCTGCTTCAGCGCGGGGTCGTTGGGGATGCCGCCAGCCCCAATGATCCACTCGCGCATTGTCCACCACATCTCACTGCGACGATTGACGAACTGCGATTCTTGGATGGCCCGCCCCCCGAACGGCACTTCGATTGGGTCGTACTCCAACTGGCGCAATCGGTCGATGACTCCAGCGCCTGCGCCAGCGTCGATGAAGACCGCGTCGGGATCCCACTCGTCGATGACCGCAGCAACGCGCGCAGCCACCGCCATGTTGTCGAGGTTGCGCAGCGTGATCGGCGTGAAGGCTTGGATGCCCTGCCGCTTGAAGATGACCGTGCGATCATCACCGAAGCGCGCAGGGTCAACGCCCAGAATGCGGGGCGCGTCCCCCACATCCTTGTCGGTGTAGATGCGGCGTGATGCACTTTCCACATCGGACAGGCTGATCAACTGGTCGTCGCCTGCTGCGCTGAAGTCGCACAGGTACTCGCGAGCGAATGCGGTTCCCGGCATATCGCGTTGCAGGCGCTCCACCTCGTCAGCGTCGATGGCCTGCGTATCGTTGACGGTGTACAGCGCAGCGTGCCAGTCGGGGAGCGACTTCGCCTTGTAGAACAACTCGCTGAACAGGTTGATGCCAGACGGCGTGCCGATGAAAACCGCCCAGCCCTTGCGATCAGATAGCGCAGGCTGCACGATGTCGTTCCAGACTTCCGGCTTGATCTGCGCAACCTCGTCGATGACGCAGCCGTCGAGTCGCACGCCGCGCATCGCATCTGGGTTGTCGCCGCCGAAGATTCTGATCACCGCGCCGTTGTGCTTGAAGGTGATCGACAGATCGACTTCATTCAATGTGACCGCGTCGAGCAGCGGCGCAAGTTTCTGCTTCAAGCGTGACCACGCAATCGTCTTCGCCTGCTTCAGGAACGGCGCGATGTAAAAAAACAAACCAAGGTCGCGCTGAAAAGTGAGCGCGGCGTTGATCAACTCCATGATCGCCAGTTCTGTTTTGCCTGCGCGACGGTGAAGCGCCAGCACCGTGAAGCGCCGCATCTTTCGATGGCACTGCGCCTGCCATGCGCGAGGCTGATAGCGCAGATCAGCCGTCGTTGGTGTCACGCGGCGGCACTCCTGTGATCACATTCAGGCTCACTGAACCACCATGATCCACCGATTGCTTCTCGCCCCACTTCTTCGGGTTCCATTTGGCCAGCAACTTGAGGCGCGTTTCAATGCGCAGCCTGTTTCGGCCAACATCCACTTGATCTGCGCAACTTTCGTCTGCAATTGCAGCGCATTCCTGTGCCAAAACCTCGTGCCCAGTCTCGCGCGCGTGCGCGAAGCGTTGTGCAAAGTCATCATCTTTCGCCAGCCAATCGTAGATCGCTCCGAAGGTTGGCATTCCAGACTGACGGCAGAACTCGCGAAGTGTTTTGCCTTGCGAAATCCACTCGACCACTTGGTCTGCGATTTCGCGATTGATCGGTTCGACTGGGCGGCCCATTTTACGCTGCGGCAATTCGTTTCCATCCTGCTGGGGTTTGCGCTCTGATTGCATAGTTGCAGACTTTCTGCACGAAGGCTCTCTTCAGGTTGAACATACGCGCGAGCCTGCGGTATCCGATCCCTTGATCTTCATGCAAGTCGCGGATGCGGTTGACAACTTCGTCTGAAATTTTTGAATTGTGATGAGACTCACCAATGCGGTACCCAGCCTCGTTTATTGCGACGCGAACGACTGGAAAAGAATCGTATTGCAAATTTTTTTTCGAGATTTGCTTTTCAGTTCTGCCGTGCATTTTCTGATTATGCAACGGGAGGTGCAGAAAAAACAAACCCCCCGCGCGACTTTCGCCAGCGCGAGGGGCTTCCGGGGGACTGGTGGTGATCTTACGGCAAGAGCCGTTGAACCCGATGCCAGTACGCCAAAGTTTTTGCAGATCGATGTCCGCGTGGCCCGCCGTTGTGAATGCGCGCGAGCGTCTGGGGCTTCCAGTCTGGCGCGTAGCGTGACCAGTACGCGACCATGACGCGCTCCGCGTATGCGTCGTTGCGGCAGTCCTCGTACCTGCCCCCGATGCTGGGATCGAATGCCAGTGCGTCTGCCCAGCAGGCGCGCCAGATTTGGTAAGGCCCGATGGCCCTGCCAGAATCCCCCGTGGCGCGTCCGGGGTCTGCGAAGGCTCCAGACTCCACCTGTTTGATGGAATCCAGCAGCGCCCGTCCTGCTGCGTTGTACGGGTCGCTGGGTGGTGGCACTGCTGTGCTGGCTGCGATGATGAGGGCTGCGATGTGCATGGGCAATGCATCGGCAATGCATCTGCAATGCTTTAGAAGATTTTCTATTGCCGCTGCAACAAGGGGTTACAACAAAAATCAGATAAATCTCTGGAGTAATTACTTGCACACGCCGATACATGGTGTATCTTGATTGCATCTCGACCGCGTGGTCGGGACAAACAAACGGCCTGCGGGCCACAACCGAAGGGACTGACAATGGATCGCAACACCGCACAGATCGTCCGAAACACCCTCGCCAGCAACTTCGACGCGCTGACCTCGGCGGCCATGCATGGCGCAAACTTCCCGCGTCAGATCAAGGTCGAGAGGCTGGAACGCACCGAAGTCGCGTGCATCACCACCGCCAACTTCTGCTTCCAGATCGGGGCCATCGACGCGGAAACCTACTGCAACCTCCGCACCCTTGTGCTGGATGTGACCGACAGCGTCGAGAACCTTCGCAGGGTTTACGCCACCAAAAACCAACTGCGAGGTCAGTATCCGGAGACTCCCGCTGCTCGACTGGCCGTCGAAGAGAAGGTCAACAGCCTGCGCGCCGCCCTCGACCAGATGAAGCGCATCGATGCCAGCACCACCGTCAACGCCTAACCCAGAACGGAACCAACCATGATCACCACCATCGCCATCCTGCTCGTGTTCGTCGGAATCCCGCTTGCCATCTACACCGCGTCCATCGCGGACTGACGGCTCTCGCCCCACCGCCCCTCCGGGGGCGGGCAGGCCAGCACCGTCGCTGGAAATCACTTCAACCTATCCAAAGGGACACGCCATGAAAAATCACATCGATCACATCGCACTCGTCAGCAGCATCGTGACCAACATCAAGACGCTGGGCGACCTCGACCCCGCATTCGACCGCCGCACCACTGCCATCCGCAGGTACATGGGAACGATCTGGGATTTGATCATTCCAGATCGCCGCAAGGCGGACAACGGTTGGTATCCGAACCTTCTGGTCAACGCGGAAATCATGGTGCTGGCTGTCGAACATTACCGCGACGCGCAGCGATTCATTTCGCGGGCCGAACGGTTGTCTGGGGAGGGCAATGTGTTTGCGGATTCTGACGCGCTGATCAGGCAACTTGAACTTCGCGAAACTGCTGCATGGGATGCTGCTCACACGGCGGAGCGTGATCTGTCCCGCCTGCTGCACACGATCCTTGAATGCGGCGGCGATGCCAGCAAATTGCTGAAGGAATTCACCACCGCCTGACCCAGACGGCGCTGGGGTGTCCGCCCGTTAGCGGGCGGCATCCCCTGCATCGTCGCGCAGGGCAATTCAAGAAATCTGAAAAATCTTTTAGAAACATTCTTGCACTTGCCGAAACACTCGCTATAGTAGCGAAGTCAGTCGAGTTGACTGACACTCACTCAAAACCATTTCCAAAGGACTCTCACAATGGCACACGAACTTCACAGCAACGACGGTCTGGTTCTCGCAAACGAAGGCGCTTGGCACGGGCTGGGCACGGTGGTCAAGGGCGCGCCCAACCCATTCGCCGCGCTGCGTCTGGCGGGTCTGGAGTGGAGCGTCGAAGAATCCGACACGCTCACTGGCGTGTTCGGCGCTGGCGAGGCTGACGAGTTCCGCGTCAGCACCGACACGGCCAAGGTGCTGGTGCGCAGCGATGACAAGAGCGTGCTGGGCGTGGTCGGCCCGGACTACCAGCCGTTCCAGAACCAGCAACTTGCCGAACTGGCCGACAGTCTGCGCAAGGCTGGCGACGGAGCGGTCGAAGTCGAGAGCGCGGGCAGCATCAAGGGCGGCAAGCGCGTGTGGATGCTGCTGCGCGGCAAGTCGGTCGAGTTCGGCGGCGCAAACGATACGACCGTGCCGTACCTGTTCCTCGCCAACGGCCACGACGGTTCGCTGGCGCTCAAGGCCATTCCAACTGGCGTGCGCGTCGTGTGCAGCAACACCTTCCACCTCGCGCTGGGCGCTCGCCGCAACGCGATGTCATTCCGTCACACCCTGAACCTCAACAACCGCGTTGACGAGTTGGCCACCTGCATCAAGAACTGGGAGAACACCATCGACAAGGGCGCGCAGGTTGCCCGCGCGATGGCCGCGACCCCGGTCACCCGCGAGAAGGTGCAGTCGCTCTGGATCGATGTGATCCAGCGCCTTGACGGCGAAATCCCCACCAAGGTCAAGACTGGCTGGGATGAGCGCCGCAAGGATCGCGCGGTCGCTGGCCTCGCGCACGCCAGCCGCGTGTTCGATGTCGAGCGTCAGCAGTTTGGCGCGAACCTCTGGGTGGCCGCGAACGCGATCACCAACTGGATTCAGCACGAGCGTGCAAACGAGTCGGTGCGCACCAAGGACGAGTCGGTGCGAACCTACGCGGCATGGGACGGCACGGTGTCGGATGACATCAGCACGGCGCTGGATGCAGCCGCCGAACTGATCGCTTGATCAGAACCTTTGGAAGTGTGAGTCGGCTCCCCTTCGGGGGAGCCTTCTCATTTTTCTAAAGTGCCCCGGGTCACTGGCACGGAATGCGGACACAAGTCTGCACCCGGGGCGTCACCAGTGCCCGGGGGAAAGAACATCAGATCAGCCTGACAAACTTGTCGCGTTGGAGCAGGATGCAGGGTTCCACATCTTGCCAATCGCCACGGTCAGTGCGGCCAGCGATCTTCATGCCATCGAACTTGAAGTCAGTGGTTTGGTGATACCAGATTCCATCCAGCAGTTGAATGCCGACGATGAACGGAAGTTGGGTTGCCTGATGTAGCCGTTGCCCTTCCATCCACTTGCCAAGCGACAGCATGAACCCGCCAAGGATTTCCAATTGATCCATTTCATATTCGCGCACCTTCAATTCACAAAAAGCGCGCGGCTGATCATCACGCATAACGATGTAGTCAACGCCGTACCTGATCGGAAGTTTCCTGAAGGCACACCGCCACATCCCAGCCAGTTGGTCAGCCAGCGCGTACTCCAGTTTCAGGTTTGCCTTGGACTCGTACATGGGCCTGCTCATTCCAGCCCTCCAGACTTGTGGCCATGCTCGTCGCCAGTGCCCAGACCAAGAGCAGTTTTCAACTGCTCAAGTTCAACGATCAACAGACAGTTGCGCCTCGCCAGAATTTCAGACTGATTCTTCTCAACCTTGAGTTCAGAATCAAGTCGCAGGATTTCAACACGCTGCTCGCGAGTGATTTCCTCAAGCGCAAAGATTTCACCAAGCGCCTCGACCAAAATCGTCTGGCCGTTGGAATACCACTCCGACAAAATGCGCGCCTTCAAATCAGCCAATGCAGTTGATGTAAGTTTTTCAGACTCGCGTGCCATGTGCAGTCTCCTGTTCGATTGCTGCGTAGACCATTCCGATTGTGAACGCTGACCATTGCGTGATGTCTCGCGACAGCGGCTTCGCGTCGAACACTCCGATACGGCGCAGGTATGCAACGGAGTTGGCAATGGATTGGATTGGCGCAAGCAGGAGCGTGTTGGTCATCTGCTTGCGATCACGCAACACCTCCTCCTCATCCATCAGGTCGCGCTTCTGCACCACCACGATGGCGCTGCGCTTCCTGTTTCGTCGCACCTCTCCGATAATTTCTTCTGGCTTCATGTGAAGTCTGGCAACAGTCGAGCGCAGACTCTTGCAGGCTTCCAGAATTTCCTCATCGGTGCAATTGCTCAACGCTGCAAACGCTTCCTGATACTTCGCGCTGCCCTCGTTTGCCCACTTGTTGCTGGGGAAGTGTTCGCGGATATGTGCCATACCTTGAGGGGTCACTTGGATTCCTCCTTGAAGCAGTCCCAATGGTTCAGTTCAGCCACATACTCTGCGGTGCTTCGATATTGCGTATTGCCGTCGCGCACATTCAGGTTTCCACTTGCGACCATGAAACAGAAAGTTCGCCGGATCGCGTCACGCTCTGCACGCAGATTCGTCACCTGCTGACGAAGTTGCAAAATCTCGTTCTCAAAATCCGTAGTGGTACAAATCGTCTGTACTTCTTTAGAAGTGTGGTTGATTTGCTCCACTAACTTGTCAATGTTTTCAGATTTCATCAGATCAGTCTTGTTGGTTTTCATGTGTAGTCCCTTTCGTGTGCGGCTCAAGCCGCGTCAACCGGATCCAAGTACCGACCCTGCCGCAACCATGTGGCAGGGTGTGGAATGAACTTCTCATCCGTGCCGTCGTAACGCTTTGCCATTACTGCAACACGCTCGCGCATCCACTCTGCCGCATCGTCAAGCGTGTCGAGTTCCCATTCCTTTGCGTAATCCCTGATCGCCTTATCAAGAAGTGCCAGTGCGGACTTCTTGCCGACCTTCTTGGGAAACAGTTCCCAGATTCGGTCGAGCGCACCTTCAGGCAGCCGCATCTTCGGCTTGCGGGTAGCCCGCTTGGCAACTGTTGACAGATCAACGATGTCACGATCAGTGCTTGCACTGATCAAATCGACCGAATGGTTGAGCGTATGTTTTATATCTTCTCCTCTCTTCTCTTCTCCTCTCTTCTCTATGGCATTGGGTAAGCATTGCACGCGCAATGCACTAGCATTTGCTGGCGGATGCCAACGCTGTGCAGCAGCAGCCTTTGCCTTGTCCTTGCGCAACTCAACAGCACCCATTTCTGTTTCCAGTCGCGCGTTGATCATGTACTCGCCGCGAGTGTCGGAGCGCACTGTGAAACGCGCTGCAACCTGCTCGTAGTCCTGCTGGGTGATGCCCGGGAATAGTTCACACCACTCCGGATACCCTACAGGGATACGCTCGCCGTGAAACTGAAGGCACAACGCTTCCATGTAAATCCCACGGGCCGACCATGTCATTCGTCTAACCCCGATCATCCAGTCAGTGAAGTTGAACTTCACCCATTCCAATCGCTTACCCATTGTTGTCCCCTTTCAATAAATCAAAACGGAATTTCGTTCTCTGGAGCAGGCGCACCGCCAGCCTTGGCAGCACGCTGTGCGGCAGCAGTCTTTGCCGCGCTGGGCACATCGTTACTGCTGCGCACCGCCGCCTGCTCGCGCTGCTTGCCTTGGCCATCGCCATTCTCATACTGCTTCGGTTCGAACAGTGACAGCAAAATGCTCTCGCCGCCTCGCGAATCCAGAACGCCAGCCGGATTGAACCACTTGGCGAGCATCAGGAACAAGCCATTGTCGCCCTCCATCATCGCGCCAACATTTTGCCACCGACCCTTCGTGGTTCCATCCTTGCCCGTGTACTCCCCGGTCTTCACTGCAACATCGAACTTCTTGATAGCCATCATGTGCCTTTCTTGAAAAGGTAATGCCATCGCTCACAGCGAGCGACAGTCTTGGGTGTGCAGCCACGCAACTTTGCAGCCGCGTAGCAGAACGATTGTCTGGCGACATCACGCTCACGCATCAGCGAACGCTTGTCCCCACTAATTTTTGCCACCAGTTCGGCAGCGGTTTGATACTTGCGGTGAATGTCAAGATGCTCTTTCTTCACCTGCTCAACGATTGAGTTGTACGAATTGACCATGTTGATGAGGATTTCCAAATCGCCCTCGCTCAACACGCAATACCGCTGCTCCTCTGGCGGAGTCAGTTCGATCTTGTCCCGCAACTTGATGATGATTTCCGGAAGTGTCATGGTGTCCCTTTGATGATGATCAGAACATGTCCGCCAACGCGGCGCGACTCGTCGTTGACATCGACAAACTCCGCGCTGTTGCTTTCAAATCGCTTGTCATTTATTTGAAGAGAATCGCAAACGCCATCAATGCCGCTCTTCATTCGCGCAATCAGGTTGTCCAAATCGTAGTGGCGTTTCGTCGGCTTGTGGAACACAAGGTGCAAGTGAAGTTTCTCTGGCAGCGACTTGTCCCATGCCACCTGCGAGTCTGCTTCGATTCGGCACAGGCAGCGATACATTTGGCGCGCTTTGTATCCGCGACTCCAATGCGCGCGCACATTTGGAGACAGCGCGGTGGCTGGCCATGGAACTTTGATTTCAACTGGCACTGGAGCGGCCCCGAATAAGGTCTTCAGCGGTCAAATGCATGTTGCGCGCACGGGCAGCATCCAGAATCGTTTCCTGTAGTGCGTTCGGAATCTTGCGGCGGCGTTGCCATCGGCTCACTGCCGATGGATCGCGGTTGATGGCCCGCGCAACTGCGCAAACGCCACCGAACACCTCAATCACCACATCAACTGGGGTTTGGTTGGTACTCATGCGCGACACAATAGCGCGTGTTGAAAGAAATGCAAGTGCAATGGCCATGTCACAACTGTGTCACTTTTCTGGGGTTATAAGATATTTGAAAATTCATGCAAAAACATCAAGAAGCATCTTGCACTTGTCCGATCTTGAGATATCTTCAACACATCGCCAGCCCGTGTTGGGCAGGCAACAACCCGAAGGGACTTAACCATGTCACGGCAACGAATTGAACGGATTGACGACGAATCTTGGCTGCGCGAGCGCAGCAAAGACATCACATCAACGGAAGTGGCAGCGTTGTTTGGCCTGTCGCCTTACATCAGCGAGTTTGAATTGTTTCACCGCAAGCGTCTTGGCGAAATTGTGCGCATCGAAGAAAACGAGCGCATGACTTGGGGCAAACGGTTTGAATCTGCAATCGCTCACGGCGTTGCAAACGACGAGGGCTGGGCCGTGACGCGCGCGGATTACTACGCGCGCATCGTAGACCTGCGCATGGGTTCGTCATTTGACTACGAAGTCACCAGCGAACAGCAGCAGGGCGCGTTCATGGCCCCAATCACTGGGCTAATGGAAGTCAAAAATGTTGATGGCCTTCAGTTTCACAACAAATGGCTTGATGACGGCGCTACGCTTGAAGCCCCAGAACACATTGAACTTCAGATTCAGCACCAGATGGAGGTTGCGGACAAGGACTACTGCATTCTGGTCGCCCTCATCGGCGGCAATCGCGTGCGCTGGGTGCGACGCAATCGCGATTTCGCCATCGGCTTGCAGATTCGTAATCGCGTTGCCGAATTCTGGGATGCGGTTGCCAACAACCGTGCGCCGTCGCCTGACTACGCAATGGATGCTGATTTCATCATCAAGCAGTTGCACGCCAACGCCAATGACGGAGAGGTACTTGAAGCAGACGATGCGCTTGAGGATTTGATTGCCCAGTATCAATTCGTCAGTCGCGAAGCCGCCGGAATGGACGAACTGAAGTCCAAGACCAAGGCCGAATTGATGCAGCGCATTGGCACTGCGTCAAAAGTCACCAGCAAACTGGGAACCATTTCGTGCGGCATGACAAAGCCGTCACAAGGCACTTTTATCACTCCAGACATGGTCGGCACTCATGTGGGTGGCCGACAAGGGTTTCGCAATTTCCGTTTCACTCCCAAGAAAGGGGACTAACCAATGACTGCCATCACTACAGCAATCACTCCGATTGAATCGTTCAGGAACACGCTCACGCGAATGCAGCCAGAATTCACCGCTGCGCTCCCGCCACAGATTCCGGTTGAGAAGTTTGTTCGCACCGTCATCACCGTGGTGCAGATGAACCCATTGCACCTTGATGCTGATCGGCGCAGCCTGCTTGGCGCGTGCATGAAGGCGGCGCAGGATGGCTTGCTTCTCGACGGTCGCGAGGCCGCGCTTGTTCCGTTCAACGGCAAGGGCGGCAGGGCAGTGCAGTACATGCCGATGATCGCAGGCATCCTGAAGAAGATTCGCAACAGCGGCGAGTTGGCATCCATCAGCGCCAATGTGGTGTACCAACGCGACCAGTTTGATTACGAGTTGGGCGACGAAGAGCGCATCAAGCACAAGCCACACTTGGGGGATGATCGCGGCGCACCAGTGGCGGTCTACGCGATTGCCCGCACGAAGGACAACGCGGTGTACCGCGAAGTGATGTCGGTTGGAGAGGTGGAAAAGATCCGCCGTGCCAGCCGTGCGGCGAATGCTGGCCCGTGGGTTGACCACTGGGGTGAGATGGCCCGCAAGACCGTGATCAAGCGTTTGGCCAAGCGTCTTCCCAGCAGCACCGATCTGGATCAGGTTATTGCCTCCGATAACGAGGCAATTGGCATGACCAATGAGGTCACAGGATCGCCCACAATCGATCCGGTAAAGCAAGAGGCTCCAGCGGCCCTTGTGGCAGAGGAATCGCCCACAAGCCGCCTGAAGCGTTCTATTGGCAAGCGCGCAAAGCGCGAGGAGCAGGAAGTTGTTGCGGAAGAACCCGCGCCAGAAGTTGCGCAGGCTGAACAGGAAACCACTAGCACGGAAGAGGCTACCGATGAATCAGCAGCAGATGCTCACTTCTGATGAACTGGCGGAGCGTTGGAGGGTGACCCGATTCACCGTCAGGCGTTGGCGAATGGAAGGCAATGGCCCCCCATACCTAAAACTGGGAGCCGGGGCCAAGAGCAGGGTTCTTTACCTGCTCAAGGACATCGAAGACTGGGAATCCAGTCACAAGCAGGTCAAGTAAACACAGCCCCCCAAGCGCAATGCTTGGGGGGTTGTCGTTTCAGCCATGTACTCCCGGGCCAAGCAGTTGAGCCTGCTCCGACGCGCTCAAAACTGCTTCTTGGAGCGGATGTAGTAGCCGAAGCCGACTCCGACCGCGAAGGTCAGACAGGCGAACCAAAGGCTTCCAAGAAACGACGAGAAATCAGCGAGCATCATGTTGCAGTCTCCTTTGTGGCTGGGGCTTGTTCCTGCGCTCGCTTCCACGCGAGTTCGAACAGGGGCGAAGAGGCTCTGCGCGCAGCCACAAACTCACGCACATCCTCCTTACGATTTGGATCCATAACATCTCGCAACAGGGTTGCTTCGCGCTGAATTGGGGCAGGAATCCACCCCAACAAACGCTTGATAGCCATCCCAATTCCAGTCTGCCACAGGATTACACAAACTGCAATGGCCAACGCAGCCCAAGCCATGTAGATCAACATGCTCATCCACGCCGGAACCTTCGCTTCAACATTCGGTAGTGTGGAATGGATGTCTGCGACGAGTTCAATAATCTTCGCGGATTTGTCAACCACTTCCGCGTCCCCAATAGCACGCCCGTGATCGGACAACGCTTGCGCTTCTGCGTGAATTTCGGTTGCTCGCAGGGCAATTCGTTGGACAGGGTTGCAGCCCAAAGCCACAAGACAAACCAAGGCGGCAACAAATCTCATTCCCTTCCCTGCTGGCTGTCTAATCGATCTGTCAAATTTGCCAGCGCGGCCTCAACCTTTTCAAATCCGTCCTTCATGTCGCCCTTCAGTTCTCTCATGGCATCCCTAAAGTCATCGCGGCGAACATACATACCCGGCAAATCCCGTTCAATTTGTCGAACATCTCGCTTTAGATCACCAACAGCATCCCACAACACTTTCAACACCCAACCAATTGCAGCGCCTGCAATTGAGAATACCCAGTTGACGATGCTTTGATCCATATTGACACTCACGATCGCACGCTGCCCACAAAAGCGAAGCCGACATACACGCTTGTCGAGTACTCGCCAGCCTTGACCCCCACAGTATAAAGCGCCTGTTCGCACTCAAAACCGATGTCCTCACTGGTTTTTGTCCAGCGATCTACATCCTGATATGAAACGCCGCCATCCACGGAACGCTGAACCGTTACGGTGGTTCCACCCAAAGATCCCACAACACCATCAGCGCGGCGAATGGTCACAGTGAAATGCCCGATAAGGCTGATCGGGGTAGTCCATTGATTGGCTGCGGTAATAGTTCGTGCGGATTGCAAGGACATCAGCCGTTCTCCTTAACCAACGCTCGCGCTTGGTTAGCAATATCCGCAAATCGGAACAGGTTTGAATCCGGATACATTTGAACCATTATCTGGATGTGATCGGTAAGCCGCGCAATGGTTTGTGGCAATGGCTCTGGAATGATGGCATCCGTTGCAAATGTGCCATCAATGATGGCTTGCAGTTGCGCAGCAACATCGGCTAAACCATTCAGATATTCGGCTGGAATGTCCATATCAGTATGAGGGATACCACTTCGCCGTTCCGGCGTCGTAGGTCATTGTGAGCGCCCTGCTGACCACGGCTGTGCTAGCAAGGGCAATGTTGCCCGTAATTCCCGTAGTCCAAAGCCCGGTCGGAATGAGCGTGATTTGACCACCCGTGGCAGTGATCAGCGTCGGCGCTGTAATCGTATTAATCTGCGTGGTTCCAGAGATAAAAACAACAGATGTCGTGGGTGCAATGGTCGCGGCGCTTGCAATTGTCGGCGCGACCTGCCCGGTGGAGGAAACCCCATAAATGCGATTGGCCGTCGTGCCAGTCGTTCCGATGGTTGTGGTGTTAGAACCAAGACCAACGGCTTTGTTGCCGCCAATCACCACTTCATTCGTGACGCTGTCTCCGCTAGCGCGCGATTCAGAACCGATGTAAACATTCCAGTCGCCCGGAATAGTGTTGTTGACGTTGCTAGAAGTCTTGTATGCGCCCGAATAGATACCAATGGCTACGTTGTTCGAACCAGTGGTCGCATACCGAAGTGCCAATTGCCCAACACCCGTGTTGTTAGAGGTTGTTGTCAGATCGTAACCAGCCTCAACACCAACAAACGTATTTTGCTGTCCAGTAGTGCAGTTTCGCAGCGTTCCGTAACCAATACCAGAGTTGTATGAACCACTAGTAATTCCGACCATTGAGTTGTAACCAACGGCAGTATTGGCAACGCAAGTATTCGGTCCCGCACCACCACCAAATAGAGCCTGATATCCAACAGCAGTATTCAAACTGCCCGTTGTCAGACGATATGCGGCGCTTGTTCCAATCGCAACATTGCCATCACCGCTGCTGCTTTTGGCTTGAAGCGCGTTGAATCCAATAGCCACGTTGTCATTGACGGCGGTTGCAACCTTCAGCGCATTGGTTCCAACAGCAAAATTATTGGTTCCGGTATTGATTGCGCTCGCCGCATCTGTGCCAAGCGCCACATTGTTTGTACCCGTGGTAAGTGCATCAAGCGCACGCGCTCCAATAGCAATAGATCCACTGGCGGTATTCAGCAACAGCGCATTGTGACCGATGCCAATGCAATCAGCGGCAGTTGTCGCTGCACCGACAGCGTCATCGCCAATGGCAATGATTCTGTCGCCAGTTGTAATGGCATCGCCAGCCGCTTGCCCAATCAGAACATTGTCCGTGGCACCAGTTGCAAGGGCATTCCCAGCCAAATCCCCAATCGAAATGTTGATACCCGGATTCCATTTGAATACCAAACCATTGACCGTGGTTGCCGTGACAGTTCCAGCACTAACTGCTCCAGACATGGCGATGCTTTGGGTGTCATCGTCAATCGTGATTTTCGTTGATTGACCAGATCCAGTGGTATCGCCAAAACTGATTGTGTTATTGATTCCGTCAACAGTAAGCCTAACGCCCGCGCCGCCAACCAAATTTAAGTCGCCAATAGATCCGGCTGGCAGATCAATATCTGCAAACAGTGCTTGCCCAAACGATGCAGAACCGTCAATTGTCAAATCGCCCTGCACCTCAACATTGTTGAAGGTGGGGTTTCGACCAAAAATGCCGCCGTGTTGCCGGATCATGCGCGCGCTTCAAGTGCAGCGGTGCGCTGGGACGCGCCAGTGCCGGAGGCGAGGAAGGTAATTTGTTCAGAGGTTGGTTTGGTCATGGGCATTTGTATGTTCTCAATTCATTGCGGAAATAACCATCCGCTCAAACTGACCGTAATTGCAGGTGTTTCCGGCTCCGCTCAAGTCCTTTGCTTCAATTGACAATGTCGTTCCTGCCGAAATGTCACCGAGCAACGTGGTAATGGTGACGATGTTGTCTACTCCGGCTCCGGCAATTGTCGGAGGCGCATAGAACCTTTCGCTGCCATTAATTGAAACCGCAATGACAAGTTGCGGATTTGTGTTGACACGAAGTGTTCCCATTACCATCACGTTTCGCAATCCGCCAGCAGGCACAGTAAACAATCCAGTGCCTGTTGCATATCCAGAATTGAAACGCGATGTGTCTTGCGTTGACACAACGGTTTGAAATTTCAACGGAGTCATGGCTGCGCCAGCCGAAAGGGCTTGGTTGCTGGTGTCATTGACAAACAGGATTTGGCGTTGAGAGAAATGAACGATTCCCCCGGTAATTCCCTGCAAACCTTGGACGAAATTAGTGCCAAATGCATCATCGTCTACATAAATGTTGCAGGCTGCGGCAGCAGAAACATTTGCAAATGAACGCGCCGAACCTGCATAGAAATCAGATCCGGCACCAACAACTACTTTCCCAGTGAAGTTTGCCCCAAGATCAATGAACGCAAACGAATTTCCGGAGTGATATCCGCGGCAGCCCTTGATGATGAGATTGCCAGTACTTGCTGCTGGCGTCGCAACACCGAGAGTGTTCTGCGCCAAGCCAAGGCGCGATGCAGCCTCAATGGCGCAATCAGAAACGACGATGGACGCCCACTTGTTGCCGTATGTTGCATTCGTTACTGGCTCAATACACAGGGCGGCGTTTACCGTTGTTTGGTTGTGTTGAACTTCTCCTCCAACAACAAACAAGTTTGAGCCGAAGCCACGAACTGTGTATTGCGGCAACGCCTGCCATGCCGCATTTCCGCCAAGCGAATTGCTTATCAAATTGCATCCAATGAAGGAAGCAAATGTGTTTACTCCATATGCTTCCACAACCGATGGACACCCATATGTAAAGCCGCCGAAGATGGAAATCTCGGACACAAGTGCGGCGGTTTCCGAAGATCGGCCAATTCGGTATGCAAGTTTCGTGGCAGTCAACGCAAAGTTATGCAAATTGACATTTGTGATTTGCGTGGCGTTGTCCGTGTATAGGGCAACCGCACAGGAATATCCAGAATTGTACTGGCCAGAAATTGCTGGGCGCCCCACGATAGTGACATTGGACGAGTTCTTGACAGTCAACACGGCGTCATATGTTCCGCTAGCCATGCCAACAACCAAACCATGCCAATCAATTTCCAACCCATTCGCACCGTCAATGACGATGCTTGAAACACGATACGTTCCCGGTGGAATTACGCCATATCCGACAGATTTTGCTCTTGCAATCCATGCAGCAAAGGCGGACGTGTCATCCGCCGTTCCATCGCCGACCGCACCAAAGTCCCGGACGCTCACGACATCGCGGAGTTTGTCTAGGACGGTGCGAGCCGTGGACGAGGCGTCGTTAGCCCGGAACCCGACGAGACTTGATCCTGCGAGTGCAACAGTTGCATTTGCCAAGTCGGTTCGCAGCGCCGCATCAGTACCGCTGCCAACAGACACAGTGGGAAGCCCATTCGGATCGAACACTAGGTACTTGCCAGCGCGGTTCGTTGCGTTTGGCAACTCCATGTTCACGGTGCCGTCAGACAGCGGTGCCTTTACGCTTCGTCCCACATCTTCGGCCATCTGCTGAATTTGGATCGTGGCCCGGTCAAGTGAATCGTTGATGACCTCGGGATAAAACCCACCCTGATTGGTCAGGATTGTCGGCTGAAGGTTGGCAATAGACGATGTGATTACAAGCGTATATGTCGATGCCAACGCTCCCGCAACAAGCGTAATGCTGCCACCGGGATTTGAATCCTGATCGACATTCAACGACACCGTGTAATCGGTGTTGAGAATCAAAGTAGTTTGAGAGCCAGTGCTAATCGTCTGTCGAACAACCAGCAGATCCGATGCCTGAAAAACCTTGAATGAAAACGGAAAAGTGGACACAAGTCCCGTTCCGGTGAATGGGCCAGCGGTTCTGGTTGTGCTGCTAATGGTCATTTGATTCTCCGTTCAAATTGAAATGATGTTGATTTGGTTATGGATACCAGTTACTTGTTGGGCTTTGACACGCCAAGCAATGGCGCAAGTGGGTTGACTGTTTCGCCTTCGATCAACGCATCGATGCCATCAATGGTGCGATTGATTTGAAGCGACGGGATTCCAATCGCATCTCCAAGCAGGTTGATTGCCGACTTGCGGAACGCTCGATCAAATTCACCCTGCCATGCTTGCTGCGCAAAAGTCTGAATGTCAACCAGTGGACGCAGGCCAGCGGGGCCGCTGTAGGCAAACGACTTGCCACCAGCCACAACCTGCGCGGCCTCCGTCAATTCACGAACCATGACCATCGTGCCAAGCAGATACGAGATTTGATCATCACGCAAGCGTCGAGCAAGGTTCTTCCAATACTCTGGATCATCATTGTTGCTTGGAGTTAGAACTTCCTTGAGCAATCGACCCAGCACAACTGGAACCACGAACAGCATCAGCATGTCAGCCGCAAACTGGCTGCGCGACTTGGTGTAGCCAGACACCACCGCTTGGTTGTAAACCGTGTTCATAAAGGAATAGAACACCGTGAACAACTTCTGTGTTTCTGGGCCACGCTCAATAGCGGAAAGATCCTTCAACATGCCGCTGCCTTGCGAATCAATCACAGCCTGATCAGCAATTGCCCTTGCATCTTCTTCAGTGTGTTCCATCTTGGCCTTTTCGTATGCGGCAAGCCAAGTTGGCACATCGACCACGCGCTGCATTTGCATCATCAGGAAATACGAGTGAACCCTCATGCTTCGCAATGCGCCAGTCTGATCGCGAACCAAACCCTTGAGTTCATTGAGTTCGCGGAACTGCGTTCGCGCACGATTGCGCATGAACTCCGACATTTCCTGAACCATGCGAATGGCTTCGCGTGGGTTGGAAATGAATGCGGCAATACCTCGACCCATCCATTTTGCGCCGTTAGCAGCGCCATCGTTTCCTCCAACGCGAACAACAGAGTTGGAGAATCCGGTCACCTGACCAACGGCGGACATGACTTGCAACGCCAATGCGCCAGCAGACACATTTTGTCGGATGAACCTCGCAGCCCTATCCATAGCGCCGTTCAGCAACCTTTCGCCAACCGCAACAGCCTTGACCCAGTTGTTGAGTTCGGTCATAAACTCCGGGCCGTAAGCATCTGAAACAGCCTTGTCGAACTTCTTTGAATTCATCAACCGATTGGCATCCATCACCCATGTGTGCCAACAAAGGTCGTGAATCACCTCGTTGAATCCGGAATACATGGCATCCGTAGTCAGCAAAATTGGCTGATCGAACACTTCCTTCGCGCGAGTCTTGACGAAACTTCGGCGAGTAGTGGCCGAAATCGTGTCCGGACGCATCATTCCCTTGGCAGTTGCTTCTTCCGATTGGACATTAGTTCGCAGGCTTGCTCGCGGGTCGTATCGAATTGGGTAATAGCCGCCACGCATTGTGATGAATTCGCCATTCGATAACTCAAGCGTCATCGGAACAGGCTCAACCCACTTTGGCTCCTTGCCGTAAATCTCCCGCTCCTTGGCAGCGATCATTGGACGATACGACTCAAAATGATCCCAAATCTTCTGAACTGCTTCCCATTCAGTAGCAGTCAATGATTGCAGAACAGGCATGATCTGATCCATTGACCAGCCTTCGCCGTCCAGCAATCGCTGAATGTTGCCCTCGTTGCCCATATTCAGGGCAATCGCAAAGCGTGCTTCACGATTCAGGCTTCGACCAATGCTGGGATAGAACACTCCAGCGCCACCCATCTTGCCCTGTGCAATAACTGGGGCCATGATTTCCATGAGAACTTCAGTGGTTCTTGCGCGCATGGAAGTTTCCTTGTCGCCACGCTCGTTTGCGGTGCGAATCAAGTAATCCCAAACAGGCCCAGCATCAACGCCGCCGTCAAGAATTCTGACGATTGCAGCAGCCTTGAGATGCGCAGCAGCAAAACCCTTGAGCGTAGTAATGCCGCGTCCAAGATCAGTCTGCTCTGTGCGATTGATCTTGTGGCGACCGCCAGACTTCTCTTCAATGCTGGCGATCATTTCATCGCGCGCTTCATTGAACTGCTCTTTGCGTCGAGCAAGAAGCAACTTGCGCTCGTTCTTGCCCATGTATTCGATTTCCTTGACGGAATCGATCAGGTCACGCAACTGATTTACGGTCAAGTTGCGGTACGGAACGCGATAGTTCTGCGACGAAACAAACTCCGGAATGTCAGGTTCAAGCTCACGCTCGCGAAGCGCAGTAATCCACTTGTCAAAATCTTGAGTTGCAGCAAGTTCTTCCTTGGTCAGGGGACGCAATTCAAACTTCGACAGAATTGCGGCAATCTGATCTGCGTTATCAGCGCCCATGCGCTTACGGTTGTCATCCGTAAGGACATTTCGCAAGTATTTCAGACCACGCTTCAGTTCTTCAATTACCTCACTTGCTTCCTTGGCCATCTGGTTTTGAACCAGCCGCGCGCGCGTAGAACGCGCCACAATCTCTTCCGGCGTGGCATCCCCCCATTTGGCCTTAAAGGCATCAATACGCTCCTGCGCGCTCTTGCGTGCCTGCTCTGCCGCGTTAGAAGCCGCAGCCATGATTTGGTCTGGAGGCAATCCCTGATCAGTGGCCTCATTAGCAGCCCTTTGGGCAGCGGACTTGGCCGAAGTCTCGACATCTGGCAATCCGCGATATGCCCTAGCGGCCTCCAAAGCCGCCCTAGACTCTGCTGCAACAAATTCGCTTGGCCGAAGATCCTTGACGATCTTCTCGCCAATAGCGAGTTTGGCAACGCGCTTGGCCGCTTCAAGCATCAGTTTGACTGGCTGCTTGATTTTGTTGGTGAATCGCGCTTCAACCGCAATGAACTTTGCGCGAGCCTCGTTGTGAAGGGCACGCTGAATTGCTTCTTCCTTGCCAGCAGGAGTAAGCATTTCACCAAACTCTGAAACCATGCGCTCGTCAGTGCGCTTTGCAATTTCCTCGCTCATCGGCTTTGCAGAAGTCAGCGCGCGAAGCAGTTCATTTCCGCTGCTGAACCCAAACATGTCAGCCGCAGCATCGGGATGAATTCCCTCATCACTTGTGATGCTGTTGGGAATCTTTTCTGGCTCAATGTAATTAACGGCTTCCAAAGTCTTGTTGTCAAATCCGGGCTGTCGATCAATGACATCTTGAACACCGTCATTGCTCAAGCGATATCCAGCGGGAGCCTTGGCAGAACTGCCATCAGCGTTCTTGTATTCCCCAGTACGGAAATATCGCATTGCGCGATACACGGGCAAATCAGCAACCTCTGCTTGAACTTCCTTGCGAATCTCGCGCCTTCTGCCCTCATGCTCCGACTGCATTCGACGCAACATTCCGGCGCGGGCATTGGACAGGTATTGCATCTGACGAAGACTGGACTTGGTCAAATCAGAGATAGAAGCCTGTGTGGCTTCGCGATCCATCTGCTGATATGCAACCCACTCTTCTTCAGTTATTCCCTGCTGCATGGCCTGCTCCTTTGTCTGAAGCAGTGGCATCATGTTTCTGATTTCTTGAGCGCGGCGGATCTGCTCCGGAGCAGCAAGCATCCGGTCAAAGACTCCGCGAACTTCATCAGTAAGGAACGGAAGATCCTTGCCAAACTCGCGGCGATAAATCTTGTTCAGGTCATCGCGAATCGACTTGTAGACGCGAGTAGCCCAAGCAAAGAATCGGTCAAACACGCCCTGCAATTCCACGCTTGGCGCTCGACCCTCGTATGCATAAATCTCGCCGTTGTATGCCAACTGCTCGTGGTACTGGCGCTGTTCTTCAAGCGACATGGCATTCCAATTGGCAAGACGGGATGCCGCATCATCTCCATCGATACCAAACCAAGTCAGCAACTTGTCTACATCTCCAACGATTTCTTCGGAAGCATTTTCCTGCGAAGCCGCGCTGGACATGATGGAAAAGAAGTGATGCCACATTTCGTGCCACACCGTGTAGATGTCCGACGAACTGTTCAGCATCGCCACGAAGCGCATGGGGTCGTACCCGCCACGGCGACCACTCGGCCCTTCAGCAGCCTGCTCAAGTTGCTGACCCTTCTGGGCCTTTTCAGCCTTCTTCAATTCCTTTTTCTTGCGATCCTGCTCCATCTGTTGAGCGCGACGATCCCGCTCCAGTTTCTGTTCGCGACGAATGGAAGCGGAAAGGCGCTTCTGCGACTTGACCTGCATGTCAACAGCAGAGTCGTAGGATTCCGCGACAGTGCCAGTCGTTCCCTGTTCGTGCATGTCAAACGAGTTGGGGTCGTAGACCATGAACGCAACATCGGGTTCGCCGTTGTTGTAATCCTTGAAAGTCTTCTTGTCCCAGTTTGAAGGCGCTTGTGAATCATCCCACTTAAGTCGAGACACAACCTTGAATCCATGTGCCGCATAGAACGACGGAAGAATGGTTTCAAACGCATCCAACTTTGATCCGCCAGCAGCAACGGCAAGATCCATAACGGCTCTTCCCATGTTGCTCTTCGGCATACTGAACACCGAAACAATGTCACCGTCTGGCTTTACTGCAACGCCAGCCTTCCCGTCTTCTGACAGGAACAAGCGCATCTTTTCATAGTCCTCTGCGGGATATACATACACCGCAGCGCCAAACCTATTCCCGTCCTTGCTCTCTTTAATTCGCTGCTGAAACAACAATGCACTTTGTGCAGATGGCTCCAGTTCTACAAAGACAGGAGCCGCCAAACCGTTGGAACGGTAGACCTGCTTTAGAGACTTCCCGGGAGTCCAAGAATCGATGTAGCGAACATTCAGGCTCTTTAGAAGCCGAAGTCTTCCGCCATCTCCAGCGCGCTCTGACCTGTAAGACCAAGCACCCGTCGTGCTTGACTTTCGCTGGACGCGAGCGCGGCGGGTTGCAACTGCTCCTGCGAAGATTCGCTTTTCGCCTTCAGAGAATCCCGCAGGCGCTGCGCGCTTCCCTTCAGATTCATAACGCGCTTGCTCATCTCCAGATTGAATTGCTGCTGCTCTGTCACGATCTTGCTCCTTCTTGAGTGCTTCGGCAATTCGCGGCTTGCTTACCTTGCGACTTCTCGCAACTGCAACGGCAGCATTCGCGTAATCCGGAGCGTCTTCGTCAGTATAGCCTTCAACTTCTTCTTCAGTGATATCTTCCTTGGCGCTTTCGTACAGTCTCTTCTCTGCATACCACAGAGCAGCCTGCAAATCCGCCATGGTTAGATCAGCGTATTCGGGTTGCGACTTGAGTTCCGCAAGCATGTCCGAAAACACCTGACGGATGAATGTTCGCTCACCGGGGCCAGCAGGCGCTTCCTTTTGACCATCAAGGTATTTGGCCAATCCGTTTCCGGACTTTCGGAACTCTTCAGTCTGATCAATCTCATTGAGCATCGTGCGGACTTTCTTGTCCATAGATGCTTCCTGAATTGCAACAGCCAAGTCATCAGCAGCGGTTGCCTGAACATCAATTTTCAGCAGCGCATTGAATTGCGCAATCTGATCAGCAGACATTGCTGCAACCGCATTGCGAAGCCTTGTTCGCGCTGTTTCAGTTTGGTTTGGCTGCTCCTTGATAAGAGTGCCAGTCCATCGCCCCCAAGTTCGGATCAGCCACCGATCCATGGTTAGGCTGCTGAAATTGCCGTACAGATTGCTGAAGAATCCGTTGCCAATCTTGGGGCCAAGAATTGCGGAACCGCGAACTTCCGTTTCGGCGTGTTCTCCACCCGGCTTCAAATCCTTGGAAATCGAAGAAATCTCTCCAACGGTGTAGTTGGTCTGCATGAACTTCCGAAGATCATCCATGCCCCATTCTTTTGCCAACTGATTGAACAGATCAAGCGAGTCGTTGATTGCGTTCTTTGCAGTTCCAATGCCAACATCGGTCGGCATCACCTTGGTCTTCTTGTATTGGCGATAAACCTGTTCCGCCAATTCAAAGTTCTTGTCAACCTTCAGGCCGTTTGAAGTAACCGCCATGGCCCAAACAAAAGCAAACTTTGCATTTTCGTCAGTTGCGATTTCGGGGTGAATCAAAGCCATGACAGCAAGAGCCTGACGAGTCTTGATGTCGTACCAGCCAACCGCGTTTGGATTCTGCTTGAGCGCAGTCATCGCATCGCGAAGACCCACGCGAACCAAATACTTGATCGTTTCGGGCGACGGTGAAGACAGGTCAATTCCAGCGGCGCGAGCCTTTTCCAAAACTCGACGCTGAAGTTCAACCTTCAAATCTCGACCCTGCCTCCAAACCTTGCTGGAGGCAACCTTGTTTGCCGAATCAAGTACGGCAAGGTCATCAATCTCAACAGGAACCGGAGGCTGATCAGATGCAGCCACATCGTCCGATTTTGCATCTTCGGCAGCGTCTTCAATGGCTTCTTGATTCAGAATGTTTGGATCAGTCGTTGACCAAGTGCCACGGTTGTTGACGGATTTGATTTGCGTGGGATCAAATACCCCGTAAACAGTTCCG